CGAAGACTCGCTCGATCTTCTTCTCTTTGTTGATCGCATCGAGCGCCGAGAAGACCATCCGAGAGTTCGCGTTGTTTGAGCCGATTACGAGGATTCGCATGTTGCACCCAGTTAGATTAGGAGTTGCTAATGCCGCATGTTCTTTCTAATGAATTATTATAAAGCATTAGAAGCAAGATCAAAAGCAGTATCAAAAGCAAAATCAACAACAAGATCAAAAGCAGTATTTGTAGCTTCTAAGATTTTGATTGTCGGAACGCTCTTGCTCTTGATTTAGATTCAAAGCTCCTGCATCCCTAGCGAAAGGGCTGAGTCTCCAGGCCGGCAGGCTTTCGCCTCGTGTCAAGGAATCGTATTCACTTCATCCGCCATCCATCTCGTCTGGCGGTGTAGCAGCGCTGTTACGACGCAGCGCATGTCGGAAGCGGTAGCTAGCATCCCCACGGTGCTTCCTCGTTGCCATTCAGACGCCGCTCGTTATCCTGCGCATGCCGCTTCACTGGCCCCACCCTAGGTGGTCTGAACTTCTCGTATCTGGCCGGGCGTCTTTGCGTTAAGTCCTGATTTGCAGGATTGCGCACAAAGAGTGCCGTCCGTCTGTGTTCTGACGGCGATAAGTAGGCAGGGGATTCTTGACCGGACAGAGAAGCAGTGTAGAATTGCTCTTGCTTCAACATTCGGTGCGAAGCCCGCCAAGACTTATCGCACCACAACCGGCCCTCGCAACGAGGGCCGAGTTGTTTCTGGGTTCGGAGTCTACTCTCTCACAACATCCAGTCAAGCCCGTCTGTTCGCTGCGCCACTGACGCCAAACTTCCTGATCGTGTCTTGACTATAGCACAACTCTTGCTAGCAACAACTCCCAATGCGCAAAATTGCGCATCGGTGTGTGCTGACGAACGGTATTTGACGTAGAGTGATAGTTGGTAGCATTGTAGCGACATGCCGCAAGGCAAAGAGAAAGGCCAGTTCGACTCTGGCTCGGTGGTCGAGGCCGGGTGAGACGGGAGGATGGTGTCAAATCCATCTATGTCTGGACGCAGGAAATGGCGGACAGTGAACTCTTGAGAGACAAAGACCTGCGTGGCACCGGCAATACGGGGCAAGAATTATTCCTTGACAGGGTTGGTTCCCGAAAGGGCTAACAGCGGAATCCGGCGCAAGTCTGTCACGAGTATGCCGGCCCAATGGATGATGGCGTTATCGCGCTATGAGAAAGCCTGGAAGCAGAAGCATCCTGAGAACGGCTTGACTTGCTGGTGGAGAGAACCAGTCTTTATAAGAGAAAGTTCTTGATTTTGTCAGACGTGATTGCAAGCACGGTAAGGCGCTGGTATCCAATCCTGTTAGACGCCCCTCTGACATCAAGAGCTTTCCCTTATGAATGTAGACAGAGCAGCGGTGTTGTTTGATAGTGCTTACCAGTGGTGAGTTGGAATTGATCGCCCAGCAAGCAATCACACGAAAAAGAACTATCCGTGTGACCCCGACGATACCGGGGTGACGAATTTGTGATTGAAGCGCAAGACGCGAAAGCAGGGCGCATCAAAGCTAGATGGTAGTTGTTGGTAGCAACTACTTCGAGGAATCCGCCTCGTGCAATCACGATACCTCAGTCAGAACTTTTGCGTTCCGCTGACTGTTGATGACGAATGCAATGCTGCGCGATTTCCCAAGGGTCGCGAGTAAGCCAATCCTTGCTCCGTGTGTGCGTCGGATAGCTTGGGACAATAAACGATAGATCCCGGCCAAGTGCCGGGATTTTCGTTTCTGTGGCATGATGTTGTCGGCAGACACGGGATCGAAAATGAGCGATAGAGAACTCCGCATCCAGGCGCGGCACATCGCCCGGCTTGAGGCTATGGTGGAAAAGCTGATTGATGTCATGGATCGGCAGACTGACGCCATTGGCAAGCTCGTAGCCATCGCTATGACGCCTGAGCATGGCGACGACGTTGCGGAGATCCCTGAGTCTCGCCGGTATCTGGACCCAGCAGACCATGATCCCGCATGACACCGATCTTTCTCACCCCACGCACGCCTACGCGCTCGATGTGGTTGAGGGAAGGATCGTTGCTGGCCCGATAGTCAGGGCCGCATGCAAGCGTCATCTGGATGATCTCAAGGACGCTCCGGCGCGCGGATTCGTGTTCTCTGCGCGTAAGGCGGACCATGCGATCAACTTCTTTCCTGTGGTCTTGAAGCTCGATCCGTCAAAGGACGAGGACTCTGATGGTGAACCAACTTCATTTGAACTTGGCGCTCCGCAGAAGTTTATCATTGGCTCATTATTTGGATGGATTGAGTCTAATACAATCAATGATAAATGCAGTGGATATAGAAGGTTTAGAACTGCTTATGTAGAGACTGCTAAGGGAAGCGGGAAATCGCCTTTAGCAGCCGGCATTGGTATGTACGGATTAATTGCAGACGGCGAGCATAGAGCGGAGATATTTAGCGCCGCCGCCAAGAAAGATCAGGCGATGATTATGTTCAAGGATGCAGTGTCATTCGTTGAAATGTCTCAACCGCTTTCAAAGAGGCTGAAGTTGAGTGGCAAGCAGCCGAATGTGTGGAACATCTATGACGAGCAGACCAACTCCAACTTTCGCCCAATCTCATCTGATGAAGGCCAGTCTGGTGCGCGCCCTCACATTGGCTTAATTGACGAACTTCACGAGCACAAAAGTCCGCTCGTGGTGAACATGATGGGCGCAGGACAGAAGGGGCGAAAGCAGCCTCTTGTGTTCATCATTACTAACTCAGGATCAGACAAGCAAACAGTGTGCGGTGAATACCACGATAAAGCCGAGCGCGTTGCATTTGGAATGGAGCAAGATGATCGCTTCTTTTCCTATGTGTGTAGCCTGGATAAAGATGACCAGCCCTTCACGGATGAAGAATGCTGGATTAAAGCCAATCCAATGCTCGGCATTACAATCCAGAAGCAATACATTCGCGATCAGATTGCAGCCGCGACAATGCCGTCGAAGCAGTCTGACGTTAAAAGACTGAACTTCTGCATCTGGACTGCCGCCGATAATCCGTTCATTGATTATGCTGCGTGGAGCAATGCGCAGGGCAAGTTTGACCTGTCGATGTTCGCGAACCACGATGATGTCGCGCTTGGGCTCGACTTGTCCCAGGTGCGCGACTTGACGGCAGCCGTGTTCAGCCGGAAGATCAAGGGGCACATCTACTGGTGGCCGGAATTCTGGATTCCAGAGGCGATGGTTCACGAGAAGACGGTGGAAGACAAGGTTCCTTACGAGACATGGGTTGCACGCGGATGGGTTCGCACAACACCCGGCAACACGATCTCGCTTTCGCATGTGGCAAACGACATCAAGGAACTGATGAAGACGCATCGCATCGGGATTCAGTCGGCGCCTTACGACAGGTGGCGCATCGACGACTTCAAGAAGGCGTGCGACTCAGTTGATCTGCGAATCAAGGATCAGCTTCAGGAGTTTGGACAAGGCTTCAAGGATATGTCCCCGGCTATTGATGCCTTCGAGCGCGACTTGATGAATGGCTACTTTCATCACCCAGGAAACCCGTGCCTTGACTGGTGCGCCGCCAATGCAGTCGTGATCTCCGATCCTGCTGGTGGGCGCAAACTGGACAAAGGCTCCAATCAGCGCAAGCGAATTGATGGCATCATAGCGGGGATTATGTCGCACCACGCGACATCGCTCTTGCCTGAGCAATCGCTCCCCAGCATTCGATGGATGTAACCGATGAGCAGCGAAGGAAGCTGGCACAAACTCAAGGCCGCAGCACGCCGATTCTTCCCGGTAGCAGTGGGCGCGAAGCCGCCAGATCCTCGCCAACTCGATCCTCTCTATGTCGGAGGGCCATCCATTTGGGTTGGCACCGAGCAGCAATGGGTTGACGGCGAGATCCCCGGTGAGGGCGCCTTCATCCGTGGTGGGCGCATCATTGACGAGACGACTGCATTTCAGGTTGGCGTCGTGTGGGCGTGCATCGACATTCAAGCGCGCACGATTGCCGCGTCCGACTGGTACATCATGCAGCGCACCGGGCGCAAGCGCTCCCAAGAGCTTTGGGACGATCCTCTAACCAAGTTGCTGAACCGTCGCCCCAACATTGATATGTCGGCAGTGTCGTTCCGTCGCGCCTTGGCTATCGGCATGCTGTCGTGGGGCAACGGCTACGCGGAAATCCTGCGCGATGGTAGCAACCGTGTCACCGGGCTGTACCCGATTCACCCTGGCCGCGTCACGCCTTTCCGCGAGCCGGGAGAGGCTGAACTCACGTACCGGATCGACAACCAAGCCGCCGCCGCAGGATTTATCAAAGCTGGCGACATGATCCACGTCAAGGGGCCATCCATTGTCGGCTTGATGGGCGCCAACAAGATCGGCCTTGCTGCCGGCACGATTGCGCTCACTATCGCCACCAATGAGTTCGCCTCCAGCTACTTCACCAACGGCGGTCGCCCCGGTGGTGTGCTTGAGTACCCGAATCGACTGGATGACGAGCACTTCGAGGAATTGCGCAAGCGCTGGGCGAATCGGCATGAAGGCCCGGAAAAGGCATTCAAGACCGCTATTCTCGACGGTGGATTGAAGTACACATCAATCCCCAATGATGCGCAGAAAGGGCAGACGATTGAATCTCGTCAATTCCAGATCGAGGAAATATGCCGCTATTGGGGCATTCCTCCACACAAAATCGGACACCTGAATAACGCATCCGAGAACTCAATCGAGGATCAGGGCAAGGCATTCGTTAATGACTGCCTTCGCCCCACTGCGCGTGAATTCCAGCAGGAGTTCGATGAGAAGTGCCTGAGTAAGCGGTCTGGATTATTTTATTCCAAGATCGACTTGGATTGGGTGCAGGAAGGAACATTCAAAGAGCGCATGGAAGGCTTCCGTGAGGCTCGCAATACCGGCGTGCTGTCGGCGAACGAGATTCGCGAAGACATCGGCTATGACGATATGGGGCCGGATGGCGACCGCTACATCGTTCAGGGCGCGATGATTGACCTGCGCGACGTTGGCTTGCCGTACAAGCAAAAGGCTGCTGCTGGCGCCAAGAAGACCGGCGCAGCGGAGCCTGTTGAGCCGGACGAAGACGACGCGGAAGAAGACGATCAGGAAGATGTTGTCAAGGCGTGGCTGAGGAACGCATTGGTGCGCTCAGTCCGGTGCGTCGAATCCAGGCATGCCGACAACCGGCGCAATGGGCACAATCACGACTCGGCGAAAGCACTTGCACTGGCGCATGGGACAGAATATCTCCAGAAGCAACTGGTTGATGTCTGGCCCTTCCTCGTAGCGCGCGGCATCGCTGATGACGCATTCCGCATGGGCAAGGAAGTTTTGTCAGGGCATCCGATTCCAGAAGCGATGCAGGCCATCTTCGGAGTCGTGCGTGAAAAACCTACTCGTGCCTCCGACAAATCGGGTAAGCCAGCCGGCTGAGGCGTCTCTCTACATCTACGGGCCAATTGGTCCGTATGATGATTACGACGAGGTTTCTGCCAAGTCGGTTGTGAAGGCGGTCAGCGAAGTCAATAGCGCCAAGACGTTGAATATCTACGTCAACTCGGTTGGCGGCAGCGTCTTTGAGGGCGTGGCGATTTATCAGGAACTGCGCCGCTTCAAGGGCAAGAAGATCATTCATATCGACGCCATTGCTGCGTCGATTGCCTCCATCATCGCGATGGCCGGCGACGAAATCTGCATGGGTTACAACGCGCAGATGATGATCCACGATCCCGAGGGAATGGCGTGGGGGCGCGAGGCTGACTTGCGCGCTTATGCCGACATCCTGAAGGGCACGAAAGAAACACTGGTGGACACATATGTTGCGCGGACGAAGTTGCCCCGCGCTACCATTTCTGCGTGGATGAGCGCTGAAACTTGGATGGGCGCGGATGCCTGCATGAAGCATGGTTTCTGCGACCGCAAGGTGAGTGGCAATGAGAACGTGGAAATGGATGACCGATCCAAGGTCATTCTCGCCAAGTTCAAGAACGCACCGAAAGATGTTGTGCAGTCCCGAGAATCAGTTGTTCGTGCGATGGTCGCCAGTGCTCGGATGAGAGTTCTGAACGACAAAATCAAATCCGGTGGGCAGTCCGCCAACAGCAGCAAGTGATGAGGATCGAAATGAACGCGATGAAACTGTGGTTTGTGGCACTGCTGGCCTTTGTTTGCGCTCCGTTCGCGGATCGAGCCCAGGTGAACGGCCTTTTGAACATGCGCAATGACGGCGGCACGCTCGATCAGCTTCGCCAGAAGCTCGGCGATCTGGCTGACCGCTCGACGAACGTGATGAACAAGGCGGACGCTGAAGGGCGCCCGATGACGAAGGAAGAACTGGATCTGATCGAGCAGACCAATTCCGAGTTCGACTCCATTACTGCCGAGATCGCCCAGCGCGAGCGGGTTGAGGCCATGCAGAAGGCGGTTGCGCTTCCGGTGAATCGACAGGCTCAGCCCCCGGCCCTTCCGGTGCCCGCTGATGCCCCGTCGAATCGCGGCGCCCCGGCGAGCCCCGGCACTGGCGATGGCCGCATCAGCATCGTTGATCGCACTGTCGGCAACCACGGCTTCAATCGCTACAGCGACTTCCTGGCTTCCGTCGTCCGCGCCGGGCAGCGAAACGCTGTGACCGATCCGCGCCTCGTGAGCAATGCTGCCACGACCTACGGCAACGAAGGTTCCGGCGCCGATGGTGGCTTCGCGGTTCCGCCCGACTTCCGCGCCGCGATCATCAACAAGATCATGGGCGAGGATTCGCTGCTGTCCCGCACCGACACGATGCAGACGGCCAGCAACGCGATCACGATCCCGCTGGACGAGACGACTCAGTATTCGACTGGCGGCATCCGTGCGTATTGGGATGGCGAGGCGCAGGCGCTGACGCAGAGCAAGCCCAACCTGACCGCGCTCACCGTGCGCCTCCACAAGCTCACCTGTCTGGTGCCGCTGACCGAGGAACTGATGGCCGATGCCTCGTCGATGGCGAGCTACGTTCAGAGCAAGGCCCCGGAAATCATGGCCTTCCGCCTGAACGACGCCATCCTCACTGGCACTGGTGTCGGTCAGCCGCTGGGCATCCTGAACTCCGGTGGACTGGTATCTGTCGCCGCCGAGTCCGGTCAGGCTGCGGACACGATCAACTTCCAAAACTTGCAGAAGTTGTACTACCGTGTTCGCTCCGAGTCCCGGCGCGGCGGTGTGTGGCTGATGCACCCGGATGTCGAGGAGCAACTGCCGTTCCTGGCCTTCCCGACGAGCGGCGGAACCATCGCGACTCCGGTGTACCTGCCGGCCAGTGGCGCCTCCCAGGCCCCGTTCGGCACGCTGTTCGGTCGCCCGATCATCCCGACCGAGGCTTGCAAGGTGCTCGGCGATGCTGGCGACGTGATCTTCGGCGATCTCAAGATGTACCTGAGCGCCACGAAGATCGGTGGCATCCGCGCCGACACCAGCATCCACATCTACTTCGATCAGGATGTGACGGCTTTCCGCTTCATCCTGCGCGTTGGTGGTCAGCCCTGGCGCAACACGACCGTCGCCGGATACCGCGCCGGAAGCAACGCACGCGGCCTGTTCGGCACCGTCGCTGCCCGCGCGTAACCCGTCATGGCCGGCTCTTAACTGAGCCGGCCAAGTCCACCGATTAGGAGATCGAAATGCCGCAAGCCAACACCACGCTTCCCACTGATCGAGTCGGCATTCTTGCCGTCATTGATCCCGATGCCTACACGGCGGCCACCTACACGTCTTCGTGGGTCCGCGCCCGCTACTTCGGTCGCCTGAAGGCCACTGTCTTCGCTGGCGATCTCGGCTCCAGTGCCACGCTCGACTTCGCCGTCCACTCCAGCGCTTCGAGCAACGGCGCCAGCCCCACGGTGGTCGGCTCGATTACGCAGTTGACCCAGGCCGGAACCGACAGCAACAAGCAAGCCGTCATCAACGTCGAGGTTGACAAACTGACCGAGGGCCACGAGTACGTCGCCATCGTGATGACTGTCGGCACCGCGACTTCAGATGCCAGCGCCGTTTTGGAAGGCTACGATCCGCGCTATGCCCCGGCAAGCGACATCGACGCCTCCACGGTCGATGAGATCGTGAGCGTGTAACATGCGCGCGATTCGGTTCTCCGAAACGCGCGAGTTGGCAGATGGACGGATCTTCCTGAAGGATTCCGTCCATTTGCTCAACGACGCGAGCGCTTGGCACCATGTCAAGCGCGGCTTCGCTGAGTTCTGCGGTGATGCCGTGACTCAGCCCGGGGCCGATGTTATCGTTGCGCCTCAACTCGATCCTCCGGCAGAGGAAGAAGAAGATGGCGACACCGTGGAAAGTCCCGAAGACGATGTGGAAGGGCAGGACGGTGATAGTCCTGGCGAGTGGCCCGTCACTGACATCGTGCCTTCCGGCGATCCGACTCCGACTCGACGACCCGCTCGTCGCAACAGTCGCAGTCAATAGCACCGGCATCCCGACGAAAGATGACTACGGCAGGGTTGTCCCTGCCGCAGCGCCTTGGGCAGACATGCTCTATGCGGCTGATTGGGGCTGGTGGAGCCTGTACCAGCAGGAAGCGCTGTCGCACACCGGCATTAAAGTGACGGCGAGCGAGAACTGCTTTCCAGCCGTCAACTACCTGCACCCCACCGGGCCGGAAGGCTACGACCCCAGTCCAGGCAAGATCCGCACTGGCGGCAACTCTGCGTACCAAGCACTGCACATCGCGGCCCAGGCTGGCGCATCGCGCGTACTGCTGTGCGGAGTCGATCTGATGAACAAGCATGGCCGTCATCACCACGGGCATCATCCATCCCCGCTTCGCAATCCCGGCGACGATGAACTCATTGCAATGGGGCGTCGTTTCGCATCTATTGTAAAGCCGATGAAAGAACTTGGCGTCGAGGTATTGAATTGTAGTCCTGATTCGATGCTAGAATGCTTCCCGAAAGTGCCAATAGAAGAAGCGCTTTCGTAGTCTTTCATAGGGGAAATGTGATGAGTGAGAAGAAAGAAATAAAGGTTGACGTGAGTGCGTTCGGTGGCGCGCTGGATGGCTTCAAGTTCTTCGTTCAGCAGGTTGAGTACAGAAGCGATTTGTACCGCACTCCAACGGTCCACATGCAAGTGCTCGGCGTTCTCGAAGCCACGCCTTCAGGATTTCCGTCACGCGATGTTCTCCAGGCGGAATTCGAGAAGACTCTGGATGCAGCGAAGAACGGAGACGAGCACGCGATGAAGCGCTTGCTACCGTTGGCTGAGGCATGCATGCGTGCCGACAAGTCCGATCCGGCCAGCCTGACTGATCGCAAGCAGTTGGTTAATCGGCTGACAACACCAAAGATCGGCACGGCCGACATCAAACTCGCCAGCGATGCGCTGAAGGCGGCTGCCGATGCGTACTCCAAGGTTGCGCACGGGGCGGCGCATGTGGGTTCCGTGCTGAGCGGAAAGCGGCATGGGGCGAATGTCGAGATCGTGGTGGATGAGCAGACCGATGCATCCATCTACGGTCGCGCCGTCAAGGCCCCGGTGCCCGAAGGCGTCTCGATCCATCACGACATTGAGCGCCGCTTCACCATCGCGTACAGCATCAGCAAGAGCGGCAGGATGGCCTTCGTCGGCATCGCCTACTGTTCTCCGCATGACCAGTTCTGCCGGCGCACGGGGCGCGAGCTTGCGATCAGTCGCCTGAACGAGCGCCCGTGCCGCGTCGTGAAGTTGCCGCGCGCCATGGCTCCAGGCACGGAAGACTACCCGAAGAACGGCGCTGAGTGGCGCGCTGTCGAGCAGGCGATCCTCCTTGGATTGGGATTGCTGCGATGAGCGACGACAAGCGCCCGTCGTCCGTCGTTGCACTCGTGCCCAAGGGCAATGCTGTCGATGAAGCCCTCGCGGACTTCAAGAAGAACATGACGGCCATGCTGGAGCTTGAAGCCTTGCTCGCGAAGAAGACCGGTGAGAAGTTCAAGCAACTGGTTGCCAGTGGCTTTACCCGCGCCGAGGCTTTGGATCTCATCAAGGCGGAAAAGGATTGAAGCTGGCGTGCTCCATGGTCAAAGACACCCCGCACTATCGCGCCGATGCGATACGTGCGGGGCTCCGTCGTCTTGGTTACACACTCGTCGATCACACGACGCAGACCGACCTGATTGTGATCTGGAACCGCTACGGATGGCGAGATCAGGCCGCGTCCGAAGTCGAGGCGCGTGGCGGAACAGTGATCGTGATGGAGAACGGCTATCTCGGGAGCGAATTCGCCGGAGATCGCTGGTATGCAGCAGCACTGAGCCAGCACAACGGCGCAGGGAAATGGCCGCACCACGGAAATGAGCGGTGGGATTCCATTGGCGTCGAGCTTGAGCCCTGGCGGAATGGAGCGGGCGAGCCAGTCCTTCTTCCGCAGCGAGGTATTGGCCCGGCCAGCGTAGCGATGCCGCTGTCGTGGGCGCCGTCCATGCTGTCGGTCATGCGTAGCCTTGGCATCAAGTGCCGAGTCAGGGCTCACCCAGGCATCCAGACGGTGTGCAGGCCGCTGGTAGATGACATTGGCTCAGCGCAGTATTGCGTGACGTGGGGTAGTGGAGCGGCAATCAAGGCACTGTCAATCGGGGTGCCAGTCTTTCACTCGTTCGACAAATGGATTGGGGCTTCCGCAGCGCGGCACGTTAAGCATTTGCAGGCAGGCCCGGTCAAAGATAACACGGCTCGATTGACGATGTTCCGCAGGCTCGCATGGGCCATGTGGAGAGTAAGCGAAATAGAATCAGGCGAATGTTTCAAAACACTCATTGAATGTAAAGGGGCGTGAAATGAAAGTATGCAAATTGCCGGTTGTCATCGACATTCCGGCTGACGTGTTGGCGGTCGTTCAGAAGTTCTCGGCGAAGAATGATGTTCGCTACTATCTGAATGGTGTTTATTGCAGCGAGAAGTTTCTTGCTGCGACTGACGGCCATTGCCTGATGGTGTCGCCGTTTGTCGGAATCGCAGCGAAGTCGGCAATCATCCCGCAGATGCCAAATCAGTATCTCAAGAAGAACAACCGTGTTTACGTTCTGGAGGACAACTCCGTTTGTGTCGTGAACTACCGCAGCGAGATCGTCTATCACTCGCCACTCGATGTGATCGACGGCAAGTTTCCAGACGTGATTAACGTCATCGACAAGATGGGCGAGTGGAGCGATGGGACCGGCGCAGTTCCGTTTGATGTCGCTTTTCTTGCGAAAATGACTGCGCAACTGAAGGGCGGTATTCGCCTTTTCAATTCTCCATCAGCCATCTGCGCAGTCGCAAGCGGACAGTACCCGGTGCAGCCCGGCGCTATGGTGTTTGTGATGGGGCGTCGCGATACTTGCCTGTCGCCAGCAGAGGCTATGAGCAAGGTGCGTTATGGAAATTGACGCTACGAACTACATCGACGCATTCGTCGAGCAGAACCTGAATGGGCGAGCGCCTGTTGGTAGTTACGGCAGGACGCTGATCTGCGGATCAAATCTCTACGACACGCAGAAAGAGGATCGGCGCAGGCGCTATCCGAATGCAATCGGCGTGGATGCAATTGCCGGGGATGGCGTGGACTGGAAGATCGACCTTGAGGACCGGCATACGCCGAGTGCCCTTGGCGTCTTCAACCACATCGAGTGCATCAGCGTCCTTGAGCACTCGAAGCGCCCGTGGCTGATCGCGCATAACATCAAGATGATGCTGGCCCCAGGCGGCACAGTCGTCGTCTCAGCCCCGTTTGCGTGGCGCCGGCACGCCTATCCATCGGACTACTTCCGATTCACGGTGGAAGGTCTGAAGGAACTGTTTCGCGGCATCAAGGTGATTGCCACGGCTTATCACTACGGCAATGAAGTCGAGAGCAAGGGGAAAATCCCGGCAGCCGAGATTGATGGCGTGAAGTACATCGCGCGCACCGAGTCATTCTTCTTCGGAGAGCGGTGATGCGCAAAGACTTCGAGGAACTTCAGTTCACAGTCGTTGCTGAAGTGCATGAATGCCGGGTTGACTTCAAGATATACGATATATGCGGAAGGACCGGATCGCCAGATGGCCCGTTCATCTACCATCGCGAAGGCGGTGTCAATAGCATGGATTGGGTGGAATCTCTGGATGATTCGGAAGTCTACCTGCATGGATCGGTTAAGTGGGACGGATGCTCAAACTGGCATTTCGACGAGCAGGACCGGGTGATGCTTCATGGGTGCTCGCGACACGACATCGAGCGCTACGGAAAGATAATGGCAGAGTGCTGGGATATTACGAAGGAATTGCTGCCAAGTTTCCAGGGCGACTGACCAATGATTCTTGTGACCGGCAAGGGAAAATCTGGCTCATTTGCCATCAGGGGCATGCAACTTGGCGCCGCCATTGGCGCCCATGTGATTGCCAATGCCACGGAAGCCGACATTCGCCGATCCGATTTAGTGGTGCTAGTGAAGCGCCCGACAGAGGAAATCCTTGCCCATTGCAGGAAGCACGCGCGCCAGATTGTGTGGGATGTGGTTGACTCGTGGCCGCAGCCTCACGGGAACGATTGGGACAGGTCTGAATGCCTATCATGGTTGCAGGGCATGATCGCCACCATCAAGCCGGCAGCAATCGTTGCGGCAACGCACCGGATGGCTCAGGACATTCAGGACTTCTATCGCGGCCCCGTGAAGTGGCTCCCGCACCATGGGCGCCCAGGCATCCACGAGAATCCGGTGCGCCGCGATCTCAAGGTCGTGGGCTACGAGGGTGGTCACAACTACGTTTCAAGGTGGGGCGCAATACTGCAAAAGGAATGCGTTAGTCGTGGGATGCAGTTTGTTCAAGCGACAGGCCCGCAAGCACTTGCATCGTTCGATGTCGTTGTTGGTCTTCGCGATCATGTTGGCTATGCCGCGCGTCATTGGAAATCAGGGGTTAAATTGGCAAATGCACACGCATCAGGAACGCCATTCATCGGCGGGAAAGAGTGCGGGTACTTGGAGACGATGACTGGCTTTGAGTATTGGGTTGAAAGCAAATCTCAACTCACTGTTGCGCTTGACTGGCTGGAGCGATACGAAACGCGCATTGAGATTCATAATCAGTTTCTCAAGCATGCAATCACTGTGAAATCTGTAGCGGAGGACTATCTGTCATGGCTATCACAGTTGAGATTTTGATTGATACAAGCATGAATATCAAAGGCCATCGCATGCTTAGCGCGATGGCTGAGTCCGCCGATGCTGCTGGCGTAAGAGCAACCGTGACGCGCGAGTATCGCGGCGCCGCGCACGTATTGATGATGTACGGAGTCGGGCATCCGGTGAAGATGATTCAGTGGAAAGATCATCTTCTGTCTGGTCGTCCGCGTGTTGGTTGGGACTTGGGCTACTACGGTAGGGGAGACAACAAGTCCTATCCAATGCGTCTTACCATCAATGCGTTTCACCCGCAGCACCTGATGGCCGATGACGCCGACCCCTCACGGTGGGAGGCGACAGCGAAGCCATTGCGAAACGAGTTCGATCCTGACGGTCACATCGTCCTGTGCGGCATGGGGAGAAAGAGCCGGCACCAGTACGGAATCGACGGGAATCTGTGGGAGCGCAAGCGACTGGAGCAACTGAAGCACGCATACCCTGGCGTTCAGATTGTGTACCGACCGAAGTCAGGCGCGACAGAAACTGTCGGCATCAGGATGGACGTGAACTCGTCCATCGAAGATGTGATTCGTGGCGCGAGGCTGGTTGTGGTGCGGCACAGCAATGTTGCCATCGACGCCTGTCTGGCCGGAATCCCCGTGGTGTGCGAAGATGGCGCCGCCTCCAAACTATACGGTGCCGACCTATGCAATCCGAAGAATCCGAGCATGGAGGAGCGACTGAGGTTCCTTCGGTCGCTGGCATGGTGGCAGTGGCGCCCGACAGAATCGCTGGCCTGCTGGAAACACGTCCTGTCCGTCTTAACATCGGCGCAGGCAACAAGCGCCCTCCAGGGTGGATCTCAATCGACGCAGACGGATTCGGGGACGTAACCTGCGACTTTACGGCGATCCCGCTTCCTGACGGGTGCGCCGATGAGGCAATGGCGATCCACGTCATTGAGCACGTTCACCGCTGGGAGGCGCCGGAAGTCTTGCGTGAATGGATGCGCCTACTGGTTCCTGGCGGTCGCCTGATTCTGGAGCTTCCAGACTTCAAGAAATGCTGCATCGCAGTAGCCAATGGCGCCCCGCATCAGATGGGGAAGCAGGGCATATATGGCGATCACTCGTTCTCGAATCCGCTTATGATGCACAAGTGGGGATGGACTCCTGACGAGCTATCCCAAGTGCTCAAGGAAGTCGGATTCATCAAGATCCGAGAGTGCGACCCTCAGTTCCACGGTAAGCGCAAACATCGAGACATGCGCTTGGAGTGCGTAAAGCCGTGCTGAAAGTATATATCGGATACGACAAGCGCGAGGATGAGGCGTATCGAGTGGCGTGCAAATCGCTTCTCAAGCGCGCATCGGTGCCGGTCTGCATTACTACCGTTGACGCCAATCGACTTGCTGACTTCGGCATGCTTAATCGCACTGTTGATAGGCGCGGTGGAGTCATTTGGGACTTGGTGAGTAATGCGCCATGCTCAACCGACTTCTCCAACTCTCGCTTCATCACTCCGCATCTTGCGCAAGAAGGGTGGGCGCTATTCGTCGATTGCGACATCATCTTCCTCACTGATATTGCCGAGTTGATCGCGCTTGCTGATCCTCAGTATGCGGTGATGGTGGTGAAGCATGACATGGGAAGTGTGTCTGGCCTGAAGATGGATTCGCAGCCGCAGGTTTCATATAGGCGGAAAAACTGGTCGAGCGTCATGCTCATAAACTGCGACCATCCAGCGAATAAGCGCCTCACATTATCTGATGTCAATACGCGCCCAGGCCGCGATCTTCACGCATTCTATTGGTTGAACGACAATGAGATTGGAGAGTTACATCCTTCGTGGAATTGGCTTGTTGGAGTGCAGCCAAAGCCGGAGTGCCCGAAGATCGCCCATTTCACGCTGGGCATTCCTGGCATGGTTGAAAGTGAGCATGCCGAATTGTGGGAGGCTGAAAAGTGAAACTGACAGTCATTACTCAGCCGCCAGTTGAGCCGATCACCAAGACCCAGGTCTACGAGTGGTTGCGGCTGGACACGACCGGATCTCCGCCGTCGCATGCCAATGACGCGACCTTCGACATGCTGATCGAGGCTGCGCGCGAGGCAGTCCAGAACGACACCCGGCGCTCTCTGATTCAGCAGACCATCGAAATCCAGTGTGGCCGGTTCCCGGTGGCATTACTGCGTCCGCCGTTCATCAGCATTTCTCAGGTGCGCTACTACGATGGGACGAACGTCGAGCAGTCGCTGTCGGCAAGCGTGTACCAAGTCAGGCAGAGCACAATCCCGATCCTTGGCCTTCAGGACGGGCAATCCTGGCCCGACATCTACTACCGGCAGGATGCCGTGACGGTGCGCTACGTGGCCGGCTACGAGGGCACTGGAAGCCCGGTTGACGACTATCGCGCCAACGTGCCTCGCGGGCTCCAGCAGGCTTGCTTGCTACACGTCCAACTTGCATACGACAACTTGAAGTCCGTCGATCACGACATTCTCCAGAAGGCTTACGACAGGCTGATCGAGCGGTTTCGGATTCCGCTGGTATGAGCGACCGCGACTACACCGATGCGAGGTTCTTTGACAGGCGCGCGACGTTCCAGCGCCCGGTGAACTCGCGCTCCACGTCGGGCAACATGGAGGTTGCTTGGGTTACGGTGTGTACGGCATGGGTTGGTGTGAAGCGACAGAATCTGTCGGAGCGATTGAAGGAACCAGTTGTGGCTGATGAGCTTCATTCAATCCGCGATTACATCATGAAGGTGCGTGCCGAGACGGTGGTCAACAACTCGATCACTGAAGTCTGCCGGGTGCTTCTGGATGGCGTCTATTACGACATCAAGGCAATCGCAGACAACGTGCTTGCTGCGCGCACTATCGACATACAGATCCGCGCAGGGATCAATGACGGGTGACAACGCAGTACGTCAAGCTGGTTGGGCTGGACAAGGCGCTGCGGAACCTGCGCGCCTTGCCGGCAGCCATTGCTGGGCGGCGCGGCGGGCCGGTTCGATCCGCATTGTTCGCTGCTGCGGCAGTCATCAAGAAGCAGGCGATTGCGAACGCTCCAATCGGCAAGGGAACTCCGATGCCTGGACTCCTAAAGCGCAGCATCTACATCTGGCGCGACCGGAATCCAGCGAAGGTTGGTGCGTCCGAGCGCTATCAAATCATGGTGCGAGGCAGTCGCAGGCGCGGGGCCGGGAAGCTCTTTGGGCCACGCACCGCGCTGGCCTACTACTGGCATTTCGTTGAGTTCGGAACCAGCGGGCCGGGCAGGGGCCAGCGCCCGCAGCGCTATCTCACCAACGCATTCAACATGCTTGCCGTTCGCTCAGTGAAAGTCTTTGAAGAAACGCTACAGAAAAGAGTCGAAGCTGAACTAAAGAAACTAGGAAGGTAATTATGTTCCCGCCGATTTATCAATACCTTTCTGGAAATTCCACGGTTGTTTCTATTGCCGGAGACAAGTTGTATTTGGATGTGGCTCCACAAGGCACCAATGAGCCTTACGTTATCTGGTTTAACGGCGGCGGCATACCGAATAACTATTTGAGCGACACTCCGGGCATAGACAACATAATCGTTGACATCAAATGCTATGCGCGTAACTCGGCGGTCGCCGAGAATCTTGCCAAGGCCGTGCGGGCAGAGCTTGAGCAGTGGTCACAATCCCAAAGCTCCCCGGTGAGCGATTGGGAGTTCGAGACTAAACTCCATGTTGTCATGCTCACCTTCAGCTTCTGGAGGAATCGAGCGTGAGAATCCCAACTTGGAGAGGATCGAACGATGTCCGGCGAACTGAAGACGCAGGGTTCCCAGCTTTTTTTGCTTGACAACGGGGTATCCCCCGCCTCCGTTGTCCGTATCACCAACCTGACCAACATCGACGGACTCGGCGGCGCCGCGTCTGACATCGACGTGACCAACATGGACTCCACTGCCCGCGAATTCCTCGTCGGCTTGAAGGACAACGGTCAGGCGTCGTTCGGCATGAACTTCGCCCCGCAGAGCGCCGTCCACCAGCGCGTCCTGGCGATCAGCGGCGGCAATCGCTACCCGTGGGCCATCGGCCTGTCGGATGGCACAGCCCCGCCGACCATCGCTGCCGGCGACGTGTTCTCGAAGCCCACGACTCGCTCGTGGTTAACCTTCGAGGCTGGCGTGCAGGAAGCGACGATCACGTTGCAGACCGACGATGCCGTTCGCGTGCAGGGCTCCCTGCGCGTCTCCGGCGCGATTACCTTCACTCCGAAGGCGTAATCGACACCGATGCGCAATATTGCGCATCGGTGATAACGGCTCAACGGCAATCGTGTCAGCGGGCGCGGAACCAGACTTGTGTCTGCCGTGCAAGTCCCGTGCTCGCTGGCGACCTACGAGGCAAACATGAACGCAAACGAATTTTTCAGCGACATCCTCGCTGTCACTGTCCTTCCGATCTCCCGCGTCATCAACGTGGCCGGGATCGAGAAGACGATCTACATCAAGCGCATTTCGGCTGGCGACCGGCTCAAGCTGACGCCTGGAAACAAGATCGCGATCTCTGGCGGCGTGAGTTCCGGCGCCGAGTTCTCGCTTCAGGATCTCATCCAGAAGCAGCATGTCTTGGTCGCCATGTGCATCGTGGACGAGAAGGGCAAGACCCTGTTTCAGAATGCCGAGGCCGTCTCGAAGCTCCCCGATGCGCTCATCAAGGAACTCTACAAGTGCGCCGAGGACGTGAACCGCGAAGTGGATGAAGCGGGAAAGCCAGAGTAAGCGATCCGCAGTTTCGGTTTTTGATGCGGCTGGCTGAGTTGTTTCACATGCCGGTATTCATGCTTGAAATGGCATTGCCGGCATGGGAAATGATGGCTTGGGCTGAGAAGCTGAGTAAAGAGCCGACACCGCAAGAGAGAACTGAGATTGTAATCGCTTACCTTTGCTCGCTGATCTACAACAGCAAAAAGGGGAAGAACAAGCCGGCCAAGAAAGTATCTGATTTCATGTTGTTCAAGGACGCATGGAAGACCGAGAAGAACAGGTACGTAAGCGACGATGATGTGAACGATGACATCAACACTATTATCGACGCTCTCGGCAGGGACAAGTTGATTGTAGAAAAGCCAAAGACGGAGTAATTGAAGATGGCGGCTATCGGCAAAGTCAGTATCGAACTTGAGGCGAAGATCGCCAAACTCGAAACTGACGTAGGGCGAGCCGCCCGAATCATGGAGCGAGAGTTCGCGAAAATGCGGACTCAGGTATCCGGCCATCTTCAGGGCATCGAGAAGCGCGCCGACGAAACCGGCAAGATCATAAAGCGTGTTTTCAACATCGGCGTGGCAGTCCAGCTTGCCCACGATCTGCGCATGCTTGCTGACAACTTCGCCAACCTTTCAGCCCGCGTCAAACTCGCATCCGGCGCAAACGCAAACTTCGGCGCCTCTCTCGGCGCAGTGAAGCGAGTTGCAATGGACACCTACGCCTCGCTCACGGCGACGGCTGGCCTTGTCCAGAAGATTTCACAGAGCCTCCAGAACACCGGCATGAGCGCGAGCAATTCGTTCTCGAATGCCATCAAGCTGACTGAGACGTTCAACAAGGCACTCGTAGTTTCCGGCGCCGGAACGATCCAGGCCGAAGCCGCGATGCTTCAGTTCTCGCAGGCCATTGCGAAGGGCAGGCTGGATGGCGATGAGTTCCGCTCCGTAATGGAGAACAACTCGCGATTCATGTTGCTACTTGCTGATTCCTTGGGTGTTACGTTCAAGGAACTCTACAAGATGCGTGAGCAGGGCAAGCTCACCAGCGACATGATAATGAAGGTGACTGAGAACACCAAGTTGCTTGATGCGGAGTTTGCAACATTCCCGCTAACGATTGGTCGCGCCTTCACTAACCTGAATTCAGCGATGACGACCTTCGTTGGTGGCATGGATGACGCCACTGGAACGTCCAGGGCTCTTGCAAATGCGATCAATCTAATTGCTCAGAATATTGATGCAATTGGTGCGGTAATAGTTGGCGCTGGGTCAATAATGGCCTTATCTAAGGGACTTGAAATTATCAGTGTAGCATCAATGAAGGCAGCACAAAGTATATCTAGTGTTGCTGCATCAGCGAAGCATGCTTCGGTTGTATTTGCAGAGGCATCTGTTGCTAATGCGAGATCCGCCGCAACTGAGGCGGCTTCTGCACTAACTGTTGTGCAGGCAAATCAAGCAAGAGTTGCGAGTCAGATTGCAGTATTCAATGCAAATCGCGCCTCACTGGAAAAGCAGGCGGCGGCGCTGAGAATATTGATGGCGCAAGAAAGTGCTCATGCTGCAAATGCAAGTGCAACTATTGCGGCAGAAAGAGCCAAGGCTGCATCGGCAGCCGCAACTGTAGCCGCATATGAGCGGCGCGCTGCTTTATATGGAGCCCAGGGAAGGATGAGTGCCGGCCATATCGCGGCGCTAAATGCTGAGGCTGCCGCACTTGCAAATGTTGTGGCAGCGCAGTCCGTAGAACTTGCCCATACCAATCAGGCAGTTGCTGCCAAGCTTCGACTTACGGCGGTCGAGGCAAGGATTGCGGTAATTAGAGCTTCACAGGCGCTATTGAACGGAAGGGCATCCGCGACCCAAGCAGAGCTTACTGCACTTACGAACGCACATTCGGCTGCTGTGGCCCGCCTTGCTGCCGCAGAGGAGGCGTTAGCCGCCACGACGGTTATTGCAGCATCGGCAATGACGAGGTTTAGTGCTGCGGCTAAGGCTGCGCTTACCTTCATTGGCGGATGGCCTGTTCTTATTGCCGCCGCAGCATATGCAACATACTTGTGGGCAAGCTCAGAGTCTGACTATGAGGAAGCCGCACGCAACACGGAGTCTGCACTTCAGGATCTGATCTCTGCAACGAATGCGCTTGAGAAAGCCCGCGCGATGCCAGCGCTGGAGTCTGCGTATGCGGCCCAGGCAGATGAACTGGCGAAACTGAAGATCAACACCGAAGAAAGCATTGCCGCACTTCAGCGCCTGAATGATATGACTGGCGCTGGAAGCGCTGATGATATGGCGCGTGCCGTCGCGGCAATGAATGCGGAGGTCGCCAAGTCTCAGGCTGAGTTTGAAAAAACCACAGCAAGCATTCTTGAATTCAAGGGTGTTGATGTCAATGGATATTTGGCGCTTGTCAGTAGCACTGTAACGTCATTGATTGATCCGCTGCATGGCGCAAAGCGCGCTATGGATATGCTGTCGTCTGCCGGAATGCAGTACGGAACGTCCGCCGAGGAATTCAACAAGTACCTCAATAAGCAGAAAGAAACACTCGCGGAAAACAATGCAGAGCTTCGCGGAGGCGCCCGTGCGCTTATTGCCTATAAGTTTTCTCAGGTAGATTTCAACAATCTAACCGCAGAAGCCAAGAAGGAGATGCTTGCAAACATTGCGGCAGTCGTGAAACTGACGGATGAGAATGAGGCACTGACAAGAGGAAAGAAGGATGGCGTAAAAGCCGAAAAGGAATTCATCAAGGCTGAGAAGGATGCAGTCAAAGCCCTTGAAGAAAGGTGGCAGGCGACCATCAGGAACGGCGCTGCTGCGCGCAAGATGGCGGCTGAGGCCGATCCGATTGCTGCTGCGACCGAAGAATATGCGCTTGCAGTTGAGAAGCTGAATCGCCAGTTGTTTGCTGGCGAACTGCTTTACATCAACTATCAGGATGCGCTCGGCGGTTTGAAGCGAACGATGGACGACACGATCACTCGCGTCGAGGACACCATTCGTGTGCGCGCCCGTGAGAGCGACATCGTTGGTCGTGCCATTGAAGATATGAATCGCGAGGCGGCAGGCATTGGCCTTGTTGGTCGCGCCGCCTTTGTGTTCGAGGAAATAACGAGGCGCACTGCTGAGGCGCAGGATCTATTCAATCGCAAATTGCGTGATACGCCTTACCTTCTGGATGATGAGAAAACAGCTATCGCTGGCGCTGCTGCGGCGCTTTACGATCATGGTGTTGCGGCGGCGAACACGGCTTCAATAATTGAGGACTATGAAAATACCGTAGTCGGCGCAGGTCATTCTGTGGCTGACGCATTCGGCAATATGTTCAGCGACATCCTCAAGGGCAACGCAGACATCACGGAGTCCTTCGAGAACCTTGGCGATGCACTGGTGGACATCATTGCTGATTCTGTGGGTCAAATGATCTCTGAGTTTTTCAAGTTGCAGATCATCAACCCGATGCTGAATCAGATGTTCCAGGGGTTTGGCGGGAACCTTCTGCCCACGGCTGCTGGAATGCTTGGCGGCGGAAACCAGGGTGGGCTTGCTGGGCTTGGCGGCAACATTGGATCGTGGGCAGGTCAGACCGGATCGACGGGCGGCGTGATGGGCTCTGCGTCGTCAATTTTTGGTTCGATATTTGGCTCTGAGGGCGTGATTGCTCAGGGCGTTGGCGGTCTTGCATCTGGAATAGGCGCCCTTGCGAGGCAGACGGGATCATCAATCCTGGGGTCGTTGTCTGGCGGTCTTGGGCAGCTTGCATCAGTAGCTGGGCCTATCGCGGCGGTAGTTGCCGCTGCATTTGCCATCAACTCCCTGAGCGGTGGTCGGCTATTTGGCACCAGCTATCAGGCCACGTCTTCGACTGGAACGCTGTCGCTTGGAGAGGGCGGCGGAACCGCAACGCAGACAATCAGGGAGTCCAGGCAGCGCAGCCTGTTCCGTGGGCGACAGACTCGCAACAGAAGCGTCGATCCTGGCGCCGATGCGATCCAAGCCGCGCAGGATCTGTATGACTCCGTGCGTGAGGTAATGATCGAGTCGGCACGGGCGCTGCGCGGCGATGCGCCTGACATGCTCGAATCAGCAATCAGGACGGTCATCGAGTACGACAAGGAAGGCAAGGTAAAGGCGACCAAGTATTTCGTCGATATTCTTGGGCGCACATGGGAGGAAGCTACCGCAGAGGCTGCAACGCAGAGAATCGCTGCCGAGTCGATGATCGCCACAATTGACGCGATCCTTGGGACGACGATAGCGGCTGCCAGCGAGACGGCTGCCAATGGATCTGGCGACGTGATCGAGTCGGCAGCGGCTGGCGCCACGGATGCGATTGACAGGGCCGGATCGAGCATCTTCGACAACATCATCAAGACTGCCGGGGCGGCGCAGGGCGAGGCATCGGCTATTGCTGAGCGCTGGCGCGATGATGCTGAGACGCTGATGGATGGTGCCACGTTCCTGCTTCTGGCGGCTCAGGATATTCGTGACGGAGCGGGGCTCCTTGGGGAAGGAAGCCTGACTCAGATCGCTGATCTGATCGAGGAATTGCAGGTATCCGGTGAGTCGCTTTCGGAAGCCTACACCCGCGTCGCGCTTGGCACTGCATTGCTCGAAGAAGCGCTCGATCTGTCCGGCGTCACGCTCGACCTGACGCGCGAGGCATTCGTTCGATTCGCTGCCGACATCGCTGAGTCTGCTGGCGGCATCGAGCGCGCCCAGGCACTGTGGAGCGCGTACTTCGATACCTTCTACACGGATGGTGAGCGCGCCGCGCGATCTGCCGGGGTGGCGCAGACGAATGCTGATCGGGAGTTCGGCGACATCGGGATGAGTGTCAAGCCTTTCCTTGGAGAAGGTGGCGTTGCGGCCTTCCGAGCAATGTTTGAGGAATTGCTGCCGACGCTCTCTGCCGATGCAATCGTGCAGTGGCTTGAAGCCGCGAACTCTCTTGGCATCCTGATCGACGCCACGGCTGCGCTGGCCGATGTTGCTGAAGTGACGGCGGCATCCACGCGCGAAGCCCTGTCCGAATTCATGGCTGACATCGAGAGCCAGATCGCTGACCTGAGCCCACCGGCAACATTCGCAGAGCGGTTGCAGGTCATCAATCAGGAAACGGCAAGCCTTGTCGTTGCAGCTATCGAGCTTGGCGCCAGCGAAGCCGAGATCGCGCGCATCAGGGCGCTGGGGCAGTTGCGGATCAATGCCCTTCTGGACGAGCAGAACGAGTTGCTTGCACAGCAGGCAGAGGCAGCACTGAGCCTGCGCGAACTGATCGGAACGCTTGCCGCAGAATCGACTATGAGTGGTGTCAGCCCGCTTACTCAGTCGCTGATGTCGCTCCGTGCCGAGTACCAGCAGCACATTGACCGAATCAACGAACTCGCCATCGCTTCAGGGCGCGCAGGCGCGTCTCAGGAAGAACTTGCGGTCGCCACTGGATGGTACGCCTCGCAACTCAAGAAGATCGCCAGCGAGTTGATGCAGAGCGGTCTTAGCCTAGTTCAGAGGCTGTACGGAGCAACTGGTGCGACTTCCGGCACGTCAACCGGAGGCGGATCTGGCGGCGGCGATGCTGGCGGTGTTGGAGATGTGGCCGATGCTGTCGAGGATCGCTACAAGCGAGAAATGGAGCTACTGAAGAATCTCGGCGAGTACCTTGATAGCCTTGGTCTTTCCAGCCTGTCTCCGCTCACCCCGCAGGAGCAGTTGCAGGAGGCGCAGCAGCAGTACCAAGACCTACTGGCACGCGCCATGGGTGGCGATCTTGATGCGCTCGGACAGTTGCAGGGTGCTGCCAATACGTACTTGGGTCAGGCGCAGTCTTACTATGGCGGTGTAGGTGCCTATGGCGGGATTTTCGATGGCGTGCAGGCGCAGATTCAGGCGCTGCTGGACCGTGGCCCGCTGAACTCTCCGGCAGAGGCGCCGCCTACTGTTGTGACCGGCCCTGGCGGTGGCGGGATCACGGTGGAGCCTGGACAGGGCTTCGCTGATCTGTCGGTTGCCGAGCGCGCGGCAATTGCGAACGAACTTGCGACAGTGCTCCACGACCTGATCGCGCTCACCGGGCAGTCGCTGATCGAAGTGTCGTCTCAGCTTGGCCTTGACTTGCGCGATCTCGTGCGCGATCTCGGCGTGAATCTCGATGACCTGACTGTCGCCACGACGGTACAGCTTGCAGACATTTCTCGTCAACTTGGCGTCGATCTGACGGAGCTTGCTTCTGGAGTTGGCGTTTCGCTCGGTACTCTTGCCGACGAGCAGAGCCTATTGAACGATGCGCTTGAGCAGACGATCAATGGACTGCCAACAGAGTTCCGTGACCGATTGCAGGGATACCTGACGGCAATCGAGGACGCTACGACTGAGGCTGATGCGAATGCCGCGATTGCTGCCGCAGAGGCGGCCATCAACCTCTTGCCGGCTGACATCCGCGACTTACTCGCGCCGTTCTTCGGGGGTGTTTCGAGCCCGACAGACGATCTTCTGGACTATGCAATCCAGCAACTTGCGGTGCTCTCGTCGTCGCGTGACTTGCTCGCCGACATACTCGCTGTCCTTGGAAGCATTGATGGCCGTCTCGTTCCGGGCGGAAGTCTTGGCAACCCCGGAATCGGACCATTCCCTCCAGGCCCCGATGCGATTGCAGCAGCCGCGATGTCCGTCATTGCGGCGACGGTTGATGAAGCGTCAGCAGAGTCCGATGTGGTTGGCAATGCCAAGCCGTCCGATATGCTCGAAGCCCTGCGTGCGATCAAAGAAGAACTTGCTTCCGTCAAGGCTGCGGTGACTGGCTCTGGAAACAAGACCGCAGAGAATGTTGGTCGAGTTGAAAGCGCAGTAAAGAACTTAAATGTCGGGAAGCGCAACGGATGATCTTGCTCGCTGAGTTCCACTTCAATGGCGGCTACACTGTAGAGCGAGTGGCTACGGATTTCTATTACTCGAAGTCAACAGATTCGATTGGCGTAAAGGAATTCAGCGGAAAGATCACCGGGCGCCCGACTCTCAAGTCTCAGATCGGCTGCATTATATGGGGCAGTAAATCGTCAACTTCAATTGGTGACATCGAGATCGCCAATACTGACGGAGCAGTCAGTGGATGGGTTGATTACGATTTCCGCGACTGTCGGTGCGTGCTGAAACTTGTTAATCAGAATGCTGCTTACAGTACGGCAGTTACCGTGCAAGTGTGCATCATTGATGATGTTCAGCGAGACGAATTAAAGATCGTCGTCAAGTTGCGCGGCAATGAAACGATGTTGCAGCGCTCCATTCAGTCCGTCTTGTACGATGTAACTACTGGCATTGGCAATAGCTCGATCATCGGTAGGCCGCTCCCGATTGTTATCGGGAAAGTCTTGCAGATGGAGCCGGCAAATACCAGTCTAGCTGGACTCGCCTATCAAGTTGCTGACTCGCTGATAGATGTTGATACAGTTTACTCAGGCGGCTCAATTGCAAGCGGCCCGCTTGAGTCTCCAGATGACTACATGGTCAGCGATACCGGATTCACTATGCTCTTGAATCCATCGGCGCGAATAACGTCTGACGCAAGCGCTCGGGTAATCCCATTCACGCAAGTAGCGAGCAACTTTTATCTGTCTACTGCGTGGTCTGGTTCGGTGCCTGTGGATTGGACTGTGAACGCAGGCCCCGGCACTGCATCGCGCGTGACTGATGTAGGCATTCGTCTGGTCAATATGTTGTCGGCAAACTACCCGCAACTCGACACGACGCTGGTATCCGGCACATGGTATTTGGTTGTCGGAGAGATATGCGAATTGACAAGCGGCGGAGTCATAGTCGAGTTCGGCGGATCGGCAGCAGCGCAGTTCACAAGGCAGGGAAGATTCTATTGCGTGGGCAAGACGGATACTTCAGGGAAAATATCAGTAAGAGGGCTTGCTGATTCTGATGTGACGCTCCGGTACGTCCACGTCAATGAGCTTGATGTTGATGGGACCGGCATATGGCGTCGTGATGACTATGTTCTGAAGATGGCGTTTGCCCGCGCCGGAATGAGGATAACAGGAAGCACTGGCGTTACCGATGTGGCAATCGACAGCAATTACGGATACTCGCTTGGCGTATCGGTCACGGATGCCGACACATGCGAGAACGTAATTCAGTCGATACTGGACTCGATGTGCGCTTACACCTACACCGACAACCTTGGAACCATCAGGATCGGCAGGTACGAGCGCCCGGCAGGCACGCCAATCGTCACGATCAGCAAGCTGAACATGACGCGCTACCCAAAGCGAATCACGGACGCTGCGCCTGGGCTATCAACGCGGTTCGCTGGGGCAAAGAACTGGAGTCCGTACTCTGAGAACGAACTGGCCGGCATCACGTATCCGAATCGCCCGCCTTTCATGGCTGAGTATCGGCACATCAAGACCGGAGCCACGGCAGCTACGATCAATCGCGCATACACGCACGCGCTGTCTGCGGCACCCATCGAAACCGTGCTGACCGAGGAAGCAGACATCCAGGCTGAGGCGGATCGGGTATGCGCTATTGCTCAAGACAAGCATCCGTTCTGGGATGTAGAGTTCGCGCTTGAATCTGCCGATGACATTGCCGCGATTCGCCCAAATGGTATCGTTCTTCTTGACGACGAGTTGTTTGAAGATTCAAATGGCAAGATAGCCAAGATCGTCGAGGTTGACGGGCAGTTCGGAAATAATGTTTATCGTATCGTTACTTGGGGTGCGGAGACGCCATAATGGCTACAAGTGTTCTTGCATATAAGAATTTCGCTAGTGGCGGGTATATTGTTAATCTCACGTCAGCGTGGGAGGTTTCTGCCCCAATGACGAATATGCTTACCCCGCGCCTTGGGCAAAAAGCCATTGCAGCAACATCCGGTGCAATGGGCGTCGAGGTATTCATAAATAGTGGATCGCCAACACTTTCCGCTAAAATTGGCGTAATTGCGGTATTGAACCACAACATCATATCACTTGATGATCCGACCAATTTCAGTATTGAGGCGTACTTCACAGACAACAGTGTCTCCACACTGGCAGGCGAGACTGATCCGGCAGCATTCTTCAACACGATCAGCACGCAGCAAGACGGGACTTTTCAGTCGCACTTTATTTGGGTTCCAACTGGCGCCGAGTTTCTGACAAAAAGAGTCTACAAAATTCGTGTTGCTATATCTGGATACCCGCTGGCAATATGTGGCACTCAGAATCCGTACACGGACGAATTGACCGTCGAGAAGTTTAGTGTCGGAGGAATCTGGTTTGGCCCGACATTCAAGCCAGAAAACGGAATTTCAATTGATGGGTTTGCTCAGGGTATTGCCGACAGATCGCAGGTTGTGACATCAATCGGCGGTCAGGTATGGGCAGAGCCAGAAGTGCGGCAGAGAACGGCAAAGGTGACATTTGCCGGGTTGTTTGAGCGCGAGGTTTACAGCAGGGCTCCTGCACAATGCCTTCAACAGCTTGCAGCGTACTGCGGAGTGTCAAGGCCATTGTTGGTTATACCGACAACATCAAGTGATGAACTGGTGTATACGCAGGCCATCTACGGATACCTGTCGGCTCCGGCAGCCTGGAATCTCATCGAGAAAGTTGACGACAACAATGTGAAGACTAGGCTGTATTCAGGCGGACTTGAAATCGTAGAGGCCAGATAAGACAATGCCCGATTGCTCGGGCATTGGTTGCTGACCCCACCGCGCCTATTCGGCAGGCTTGGATCGCTTCAGCTTTTCGGGCGCCGCAGCCTTGAGAGCGGCAATCTCTTTCTCCAGGCGATCCACTGAGCGCTTGAGCCCGGTTACTTGACGGATTGCCTCGTTTTTGGACTGCATCATGCCGGATGCCTGAGACTTTGCAGCCTTCAACTGATCGCGCGCCGACTTCTCCAGCTTGACGGCTTCCTTCACCGGATCGGGCGCGTCGTTGAGGATGGCGTTCATCGCCTTCAAGTCCTCGTGCATTTCGTCCATCGACGCACCCATGGACTCGATGCGCGCGTTCAGTTCGTCGATCTTCCGGTCCTTGGCCGCGTTCTCGGCGACGAGCTTGTTGATCCGGTCTTCCGTGGCCTTCGATGACTTCTTATCGTCCTTGGCTTCGGCGACCGCATGTTCCTTGCGCTCGGCGGCATTCGCGGCCTTCACGGTTTCCTTGGCATCCGCCCCTTCGATCACCTTCTTGACTTCGGCAGGCGAGTCCGACAACTTGGCGGCAGCAGCCACGCTGATCTCTCCGTCGCGGATCTTCTCGACGAGGGCCGGCGCCTGACGCTGCACCTTCTTGGCATCCTGCACCGAGCGGCG